ATTGCAGCACAAACACATTACAGCCGGACGGCGATAGGCTACCGGCTGAAAGGCATTGAAAAAATGCTGAATGTGTGATATCATAATTTTAATTAGATGCGATTTCTCACGAAACGCATTGAAGCGGCAGGCTTTCGGGTCTGCCGCTTTTCTTTTTGCACGATTTGTGGTATAATAGCATCAACAAATCCACCCGGCCTCTCGAAGAAGCACAACAGGGTGGATATCTGAACCCGCTAAGCCTCTCAATGATGCGTATCATGGCGGGTCTTTTAAGATGATACAGTCTCCTGCCCGCCTACTTGCAGTGCGTACCATGCGGGAGACGCATAAAACCCCCGGTGTTCCGTTTGGAGCATCGGGGGTTTTTCTATTTTTTCTCTTTTTTGAGTTCTTCGAGACGGCTTGCAAGCTCTTCTTCCCAACCTTCATGCTGGTCAAGATACTCGCCATAAATCGCCGCTTCCGCCTTTTTCCGGGCGGCAATCGCATCGTCAAGGCTTTCGTACAGGCCGAGATAAATTTGTTTCCTTTTGAAGTTGATATAGGCAAAGTACCGCCCGTTCGGCCTTTTTACAACGCCGTTTACGCCGGTCTTGGAGTTCCGGTTGACCTTTCCGCCCATCCGCGATTTCACAGAGGAGAGGGAAGAGCCATCCACCTGGGTGACGCTGTGGATGACATCGACCTTGTCTTTCATGTCACGGGCACAGTCGGAGCACCGAAGTATAGGGTTAGTGCGTGTTATGTTTGAAAGTCTGACTTCAACGATTTTTCCGCACTGCGGGCAGACTGCTTTGCACCACATGGATACGTCTGGCTTTCGAGGGGGTAGGATTTCGATGATCTTCCAGCCGCTCACAGTCTTCCCTTCGTACTTTTCGATAGCGGATTTTTTTGCTTTGGCGGATTTTTGGGCTGCTGCGCTCTTCATTGCATCGCTATGCGAGAAAGCGCAATGCTGACAGCCTGTGCTCATTCCGGACATAAGGCTATGCCGATACACATCTTTTATAGTGCCACACTCACACTGGCATGTAAAATACCCATCTTTTTCCGCACGATGCAAGACAGTCCAACGCCCAAACCGCTTTCCAGTAAGGTCTCCCTCTTTTTTTCTCCGCTCGTCCATCTTGAGCTGGGCCTCGCTCCTGGTATGAACGCACCCACAGGACTTGCTTGCCCCTCGGGTCAGGGATTCTCGAAGGACATCTCTTTCTGTGCCGCACTTGCAGCGGCACTTCACATAGCCGCTCTTTTTGGATGCACCTATCACGATCCAGCTCCCAAAAGTATGACCCGTCAAATCTTTTGCTGTCATACTGGAATCCCCCCTCAGATTAGTCCATAGTGCTCGGCCAGCAGGAAGCGGACGTATGCCGGACAGTCGCGGGTGCCGACACACCAGTTTTGCACTGTGCGCAGCGGGATACCCGCCCGCTTTGCAAAAGAGGTCTGAGACAGGCCAGTGCGGGCTACCAGCTCACGCATAGACAGGTGCGCCAGATCCCAGATGGAAGACAGCTTTTCCTTCTCAGCATCCAGATCAAGGCAGCTGTCAGCATCGTCTGGTACGCTCAGAGTGATGTTGTTGACAAAGATTTCCTTCGACTGCTCTGCGGCCATTGAAAAAAGCTCTGCTTTGGTATACATGATTGACTTCCTTCCTTTCGTGTGATAGGATAGTTGCACACCTCCGTGTGAGGTGTCTTTCACAAAATCCCCCGTTCGGTGTGGCAAGCATCGGGCGGGGGATTTTTTATTTAGTAGATCTCAACGCCCAGTTTTTCGGCGGCGGCTTCAACGACTTCTTCAAACGAGGGGCCGCGATTCGAGTCGTTCCAGTCGTAATCTCCAGCGGATGCAGCTTCCCACTCTTCTTCCATGTCAGCTGCCTTGCACAGCTCGGTGCACAGCTCGTAATCCCAGACATCGGACTTGCGGATGTCAGCGGCGATTTCAATAGCGTTTCTCATAATTTTGTACCTCCATGTTATTGTGTGTTTGTGTCTTTCACTATCTTTATTATACACCCAATGAGTGCAAACGTCAAGCACTTTTTGAAAATATTATACTCATTGAGTGCAAATGATTGAGCGCCTACACAGTCCTGTGCCGTGTGGGCGCTTTTTTTTGTCCTTCGTTGTACGTTCGTTGACTCTCGCTTTCCGGGAAAGAGATAAAATCATCCCAGAAGAAAGGGGGAATCTTTATGGCATATCCTTTTGGCGGCTGGCAATCGAACCCTTACAGTGGGATGCCACCGATGGGTTTTGGGCAAGGCCAGTATCAGCAGCAAATGGCCCAGCAGGCCGCTCCACAGAGCGGGGGACAAAGCCCCTTTACGATGGTGCTGACAATCGCGGATGTGGACAAAGTCATGGTACAGCCCGGCGAAACACGCTGGATCATGGTGCAAAACGAGCCTGTCATGGCTGTCAAAAAGGCAGACACGATGGGCTATGCGTCCGGCGAGTACTACCGCCTGACAAAGATTGACCCGGCGGCGATGCAGACACCGGCAGAGGCGCAGTATCTGACCTCTGCACAGGCAGATCAGAAGATACAGGCTGCCGTAAAGGCCGAGGTGGAGCGCGTGATGGCGCAGTATCAGACGGCCCCGGCGGCTCCTGCAAGGCCCGCACGGGCAAAGGAGGGTTAAGGTATGGCAAATCCTTTGATGCAGTTTCTGGGTGGCGGTGGAAGCCCGGCAATGCCCGGCCCGATGGGCAATGTGATGCAGCTTCTCCAGCAGTTTCAGCAGTTCCGCTCCGCTTTCCAGGGAGATCCCCAAAAGCAGGTGGAAGAGCTGCGCAAGTCCGGTAAGATGTCAGATGAGCAGTACCACCAGCTGGAAGCGATGGCAAAGCAGATCATGCCTTTCATCAAGTAATCGAAAAATCGTGGCCACGATTTGAAATAATTTCACTATTCGCAAGAAAGGAAATCAACTATGGATAACATGTCTTTGAGCGATATCGCTGCCGTGACCCGTGGCAACGATAACGACGGCTGGGGCCAGGGCGGCGCGTGGTGGATCATCATCCTCTTCCTGTTCGTCTTTATGGGCGGCAACGGAGGCCTCTGGGGCAACCGCACCGGCGAGTACGGCCAGTATGCCACCGCGGCAAGCCAGCAGGAAATCCTCTACGGCCAGCAGTTCGGCCAGCTGAACGACCGCCTGACCAACATCGGCAACGGTATCTGTAATCTCGGTTATGAGATGCAGGGCAACATCGGCCAGCTCGGCAAGGAAGTTGCTCTGGCACAGGCTGGTACCAACACCACCATCCTCCAGACCGGCAACGGCATCCAGGCACAGCTTGCTCAGTGCTGCTGCGACAACCGGCTGGCGACTGCCAACCTGGCAGCCCAGATGGACAAGCAGACCTGCGCGATCAACTCCAACATTGACGCGAAGTTCGCAGAGCTCCAGAAGCAGCAGTATGAGCAGACCATCGCGGCCCAGAATCAGCGGATCAGCCAGCTGGAGCTGGCCTCCCAGATGTACGGCGTTGTGAAGTACCCCAATGGCTACTCCTACAATGCGGGCCCGAGCCCCTTCTGCGGCTGCAATAACGGCTGCGGCAACATCTAACACATACGCCCTTTAGGCGAGGATTGGCGGGGCGGCAAAGGCTGCTCCGCCTTTTATATAAGGAAGGAGATTTTTATGTCTAAATCTGCAATTTATACCGCCAACACCTCTGCTCAGACCGTGGCGGCGAACGATGTCATCCCTGTCGGCATCACTTCCCGGCGGTTTGGCTGCAACATTCGGCAGGACGGCAACACCATCACCCTTCTGGGTCAGGGCTACTACCATGTGACCGTGTCCGCTACACTGGCTCCCACGGCTGCGGGCACTGTGACCCTTACCGGCCAGAAGGACGGCGTGGCTGTCATCGGCGCTACCGCTTCTCAGGCTGTGGCCACTGCGGCTGCACCGACCAATCTGACACTGACTTTTCTGGTGCGCAATGCGTGCGGCTGCGAAAGCTCTATCCTGAGCTTCCTGCTGACCGGTACTGCTGCCGCGGTGAACAATATGGCTGTGGCCGTGGAAAAACTGTAAGGGGGAGAACCTGGTTATGATAGACGAAGCAAAGTTTGCAGGGTATAAGGACACACTCGTTCATGCTGCAAAGCAAATGGCCGAAGAGTACAGCGATGCGATGAACTACGCAAGCATGGCAATGGACTATAAAACTGTCTGCCCATACGCTTCTTCTGAGTGGTATAAGCTCTCTGGGGAAGAAATGGAGCACGCTGACGCAAACCGCCGCATTGCGCAAAAAATCCTTACCGGCGTTGACAGCGAGGATTCTGCAGCAGGCGTAGAGCTGCATCACATGTGGAGCATGGCGGAAGACCTTGTTTCTGGACTGTGCGAAGCCGTTACAAAAGAACGCTCCGCATACATGCGTTGAATTTTTGCAACATTTGTTGTAAGATAAGGCGGACGATTTATCGCTTTTAAAATACGCCATAAGCAAACAACAAACTAACATTTACTGCAAAAATATCATAAATACGAAAAATATTATTGATTTGTAATCAGTGGGTTGCAGGTTCAAGTCCTGTCACTAGCTCCAAAAAATGCCGTTCATTCGTGATATTGAATCACATGAACGGCATTTTCTTTTGTGAAAACACGGCAAAAATCGGTAAAAATTCGGAATAAACTAACAAACAAGCTAACAAAATCAGTATTTCATTTTCCGCATCTCCTGTAACAAGTATGTCGGGTCGTTGTGGGAAACGTACTTGTTTGCTGTGGTGGAAAAATTTTTGTGTCCGAGGATAGCCTGCACGGCAGTTTTTTCAAGACCGCACTCCACCATCTTGCTGCTGGCCGTGTGGCGAAGGGTGTGCGGGTGCACACCATCGATCTGGCACTCCTGCATCAGGGCCCGGAACTTTGTGGCCACGTTTCTCTTGTCCAGCTTTGTTCCGGACTTGGAGGGTATCAGCCACTCGCACCCGCTGTCCATCATCCAGAAGGCGATGATCTTGTAAATGGGGTCGAGGATGGGGATGATGCGGTTTTTACCCGCTTCCGTTTTTTCACCGCCCTGCATGTAGTGCTCTTTCAGGTACACGTTCTCGCAGCGCATGGAAAGCAGCTCATCAATGCGCATGCCGGTATAGAGAAGCACCATAGCGATCTGCGCTGTCTGACCGAAGCGCTTGTCGGCCTGGTATGCGCTGATCCGGGCGATCTCGTCCGCCGTAAGGGTGCGCTCTGCCTTTCCGGCCGCGGCAGGAAGGTGAAGGAGCTGGGCATAGTTCTTGTTTATGATGTCCTGGGCCATTGCCCACTCACATAGCTGGCTGAAAAGGGTGCGCTGCTTCTCACACGAGCTGCGGGAGAGACCGTCTGCGACCATCTGGTCTATGATCTGCTGATAGTCCTCCGCTTTCAGGTCTCGCATCTGTCGGCTGTACAGCGGAGCGGATTTTTTGAAAGCCAGCTCGTATCCATTTATCATGTCCCGGCTGAGACTTGAAAACTTCGGCTGTGCCCGCCATTTTTCGTAGGCATCCGCAAAAGTACACTTCAGGCGCTCTGCCGGGGTGTTCTGGGCGTTGTATGCGTCAAGCGCCTGGACAGCTTCTCCGGGCGTTCCGTATGTGCCCAGCACTTCCTTTTTCCCGGTCACGGCTACATAGGGCCTTGCCCGGACCCCTTTCAGCTTGTACACGCTGCCGCTGCCCTTTGGACGGCGGCGCTTTTTTCTATGCACGGGAGCGGACGTTGCATCCTGCTGCTTTCCGCACCACGGGCAAAATAAAGCCTTGTCCGGGATGTTTACGTGGCATCTGACACACTTCATGCTCTACTCCTTTCTGCGCCCTATATAGCCCAAAGCGCCGTTCTCTGACGCTGCGCGCCCGGATTTGTAATTGATCTTCAAATCCTCCATCGGGGGATGCGGCTCGTCCGGGCACGGGTCAAGCCCTCTGATCTGGGCAAAGCTGTATTGATCGATGATGGTGCCGCACACGCTGACCCGGTTGTTGAGAGGGCAGTGGAGGTTTGCGGCTATTTCAGAGATAACTGCAGGCGGGCTGCTCCCGTGTCGGCCCTTGAGCACGAACAGCAGAAGCCGCCGGGAGAGCGGGGGAAGTGCCTGCACCAGCGTGTGAAGCTCCTTGTCTATGGCCGCGTCATCCTTCTGGCTGTCTGGCACTGCGTACAGATCTGGGTGCATAACTTCCATAAACACTGTGATGGGGGACACTCCGCAGGCTGCGCACCAATCCATGATCTCGTCACTGTCTGGGCTTGTGTCTCCTTTTTCCCAGCTTTGCACCGTCCGCTCTCCCTTCTGGAGGCGGATCGCGATCTCTCTTTGGCTTAGCCCGGCGGATACCCGCGCTTTTGAAAGTGCCTTCCCGATTTGAGCAGCGGTAAAATAACTCATACTTATCACCCCTAAACGCAGCGTGTTATAAAAGAAAAATGGCGCAGAAAAACTCTGCGCCATTCGACAAAAATTACACCAATTTCATTTTCCTCTGGCGCATGGTAGAATCTGGTACATAAGATGTAAATATTACCAAAAACAGGAGGAAAATGAAATGAAAAACAGTCAGACGATCAGCATGGACCCCGATATGACCATCATTGACGGAATGCCCGCCAGCGTGCTCACCGGCACACGGCCCACTCCGAAGCCCTGGGAGGAATGATTTATGGACAAGATGCAGAGCTTTTGCACCCACATCCGCGCCGCCCTGGCGTGCTATGAGGATATGCCGCCCGAGTGCCAGACCCGGGCCCGCTTCTATGTGGTCCGCAAGGCGGAAAGCGTCCGGCGCTTGCTGGATGCCGCCAACTGCCCCGGCGGGGAGCTTGCTGGGGAACTGCTGCAGAAGATGCAGCGGCTGGATGACTTCAAGTGAAAATCTAACTATTTTCAGAAAAATCAAATTTATTTTGTGATATCTATTGAATATTACAACTGAAAGATGTATAATGCATTTGCGATAGGAAATTAGCTATTAGGGCAAGCCTTAATAGGTTCAAGTCTTCGGTCTCCAATCTCTGTCATCCAGGCCTGATACTTTTCCGAATTGTCTTTCTTATGCTTAAAATAAGTTCTGAAGGTTTTTGGAAATGAAGGGATTCCGAGTTCAGAGTAAAATTCAAATTCTGCCATCTCAAAATGGTATGGATCTGTGCAGTCGTAGGTTCCGAGCTGAAAATTTCCATCCCACGAATCAATCAACCCAGTTGAAATAGAATTAAAGACATGAACCTTTGTGTTGTAGTAGATGCTTAACCGAGGAATCTTTTTGAAAAGGCTTTTTTCTTTTAGCTGCTTTTCCAGAGACGGGCAATTTAAGTATTCTCCGCGATACGTCTCAAAATCATCTGGAAGAGAAATATCACTGCTCCCGGATATTTGTGTTCCAACATAAAAGGCTCTTAGGTCACTCTTGAACGCTTCCGAGTTATTGCAATCTGAAAAATCGATAGCCTCTGAATTGCGAATATAGCAGAGAACATGGGACGGAATTTCCTTTTCTTCTTTCCAATACTCATAAATTGAGTTTTGAGATGATGATGAGCCGGGAGAAGTAAGGCTGGAGCCAAAAGAAATCGATATTCCATGAGGAATAACACTGTTTCGTTCGTACTCTGCACGGGCATTATATGCACCGAGATAGTCTCTTTCCATTGCAAGCGACATTATTTTTCGGTGTGCGGCGTTTCGTCGGTCTCTTTCGGTTTTCTTGAAATCTTTTGATACTGTTTTACCGGAATTTGTTAAAGCATATTTTTCAGGAGTGTCAATGATGTAACCTTCAGAAATGATCTCTTTGACATTTTTGTCGAAAGGATAAAACCGATCTTTTACATCATCATGGAGCCCCCACTTCTTTTCCCAGTCACCAAGGTAATTCACTAGGAAGCTTTTCTCTTGCCATGTCATAATCAAATTTAATTGAAGAATGTTGAGTAGGTGATAATAGACGTTGTGATTTTATTGTTCTCATAATTGAGCCAAAGGTCATTGATTCCGCAGTTATAAGCGCGATACCATGTTCCGGTGTCGTTTACAGTGGTCTTACCTGTCTTTTTCAGATTGAACATTGTAAGGAACTGATCTTTATACTTATAAGGGAAAACGTCATAAAGTGTGATTCGATGCAGACGATCAAAAACAAAATCGTATGTATTGTTTCCATAGAACAGCGTATGAATGGATTGACCGTTGCTGTAAGTCCAGTCTTCGGTACTGTCTGGCTCTCCGATCATGCTGATAAGTTCATCTTCTGTCAGGCCGGAACCGTCTTCGTGCTCATATTTCGTGGCATCGAATACAACGTCAACATCGTCTGCAATATTTTTGGCAGAAAGAAAACTAAACGCAAGCCCGAACACAAGAATCGCAACGATAATTGCGCATCCATTTGGCTTTTTCTTCGTTTTTTCGCCGTTGTTGACAACATCATTCTTTTTCCGAGCCATAAAAACACCTCTTAGATTCAAAAATAGGCAGCCAACAGGCTGCCGGAAAACAAATTTTCAATGACCAAAGGAGGAAAAGAAAGTGCAAGAATATAGCACAAAATTGATGAAATCGGCCCCGGAATGTGTTATACTTGAGAAAATCAAGCTTGCACTTTCTCTTGACATTGACGTTGGCGCGCTGCTGGAAGCCGCGCAGAAAGGATAACGTTATGAAAATCGAAATCACTGCCACCCCGCAGGAAACCGCAGATTTGATTCACCTTCTGGAAAAAGAAAGATCCTATGTTGCGGTGAGCAATTGCATCAGAGAAAGCCTGAACGAGCTTGCCAACTCCAAAGAATCAATCGTCAAAATTTAACACGCCCGATTTCTGCAGAGCGTCAATCACGATCTCAACGGAGCCGATCAGGGAGCTCTTGTACAGCACTGCAATTTTTTCGAGATCGGAGCGTTCAGGATGAGCGTCCAAATCGGCAACTGCTTTTCGTGCGTATTCGTTCACAGAACTATTGATAACAGCCTGAAATTCAGCCTTTTTCATTTTTATCCCCCTTCGCTGCCTCAAGTGCAGCGTCAAGCATCTTTTCAAACATAACCCTTTGCGCAGGGTCAAGCTGCTCATACTTATATAGTATGGCTTTAGCGTGCGCATTCAGCTCACTCTCTTCACTGGGAGTGGGCTTTTCTTTTTGCTCTTCTCCGGTGAGCAGATAATCAACAGAGACCCCAAAGTATTCTGAAAGCTGTCCAAGTACATTGTTGCGCGGAGTTGCTCCGTTTTTCCACCCTGTTACCGTTCCGGTCGATTTAACGCCACAGACCTCTCGCGCAATAACATTTGGCGCTTTTCCATCCTTGGCACACAAACGAGTATAAACATCCCAAAACATACAAAAATCCCCTTTCTCATTTGTGCAACCATACAAACTGATTCTAAATGATTAAAACTAATTGACAGCGGGGATAGAATGAGATATACTAATCTCGTTCCAAGAGAAAAGTAATCAAAACTAATCGCCTTGATGCTTTGAAAACTGTTTTAATATTGTTTGCACTTTTATTATATACAGCTTTCGTTCTCTTGTCAATGAGAAAAACTAATATTTAGAAAGGGATGAAAGAATGCGTTTCGCGGAACTGCGGGAAAAAGCAGGACTTACGCAAAAACAGGCAGCGGCCGCGCTTGGCGTTGACCAGTCGGCAATCTCCTTTTGGGAGACCGGCGCAAACAATCCTCGCGTTTCGATGCTGCCCAAAATCGCAGCTCTGTATGGCTGCACGGTTGACAAGCTGCTGGAAGAGCAGCAGGAAGGAAAGAAAGCATGACAGACATTATCTTATCTACCCAGAACGGTGAGCCGGTTGCATCCAGTCTCCAGATTGCTGAGAGCTTCGAGAAGCGCCACGACCATGTGATGCGCGGTATCGAAGACATTCTGAGGGGTCTCCCCAAAAATGGGGACACCCCCATGTTCTACAAAACCGAGTACACCCACGAGCAGAACGGCCAGACCTACCCCATGTACCTGATGAACCGGGACGGTTTCAGCCTGCTGGTGATGGGCTTTACCGGCAAGGCGGCACTGGAGTGGAAGCTGAAGTACATTGCCGCATTCAATGCAATGGAGAAGAAGCTGGCCACTCCGCAGATGCCCAAGCTCAGCAAGGAGCTGCAGGCGCTTTTCCTGCTGGACGACCGCACCCAGAGACAGGAGCAGCGGATCACGGCGCTGGAAAACAACATGGTCGTGGACTATGACCAGCAGCTTTCCCTCAAGAATGCCGTGAACCACGTTGTTGTGGAAGCTCTGGGCGGCAAGAACGCCCCGGCCTACGGCGATTCCCATGTACGGGGCATGGTTTACTGCGAGATCAACAAGGACATCCAGATGTGGTTCCGGGTCAGCAGCAGAAACAACATTCCCCGCAAGCGCTTTGACGAGGCGGTGGAGTACATCCAGCGCTGGAAGCCCAGCACCAACACCGTGATGCTGATCCAGCAGTCCAACGGCCAGACCAGCATGTTCTAAGGAAGGAGACAGCGGCATGAGCGAAAAAATTATTGCATACAAGGCGATGAACCCGGATATGACCTGCCGGGGCAAAAAGTATGAGGTTGGCAAGACTTATTTCGAGGATAATGCAGACTGCTGTAGTGCCGGTATGCATGCATGTGAAAATCCGTTTGAAGTTCTGCGCTACTACCCGATGAAGGACAATCCCAGATTCTTTGAGGTGGAGTGCGGCGGCGAGATCAGCAAGTCCGACCAAGGTAGCAAGCTCGCTTGTACGGAGCTCACTGTGAAAGGAGAACTGAACTTTGCTGGGATGCTGAAAGCGACTCTTGACGCTGTATTTAGACGTGTGAAAGATAAAGAGCCGTTTTCCAGCGGCTATTACAGCACGGCAGGCACCAGCGGCAATTCCAGCACGGCAGGCACCAGCGGCTATTACAGCACGGCAGGCACCAGCGGCTATTACAGCACGGCAGGCACCAGCGGCAATTCCAGCACGGCGGCAGCAACTGGTCCTTATTGCAGAGCAAAAGCAGAGGGAAATAACAGCATTGCTGTCGCAAATGGGTACAAAAGCAAAGTCAAGGGCTCCGTTGGGTGCTATTTGGTGCTGACCGAGTACGACGATGACGGGAATTTACTTTGCGCAGACCTAAAACTTGTGAATGGAATCTCAATCAAAGCAGATACATGGTATATGCTCAAAGATGGACTGGTTGTTGAATCAGAGTAACGGAGGCTCCGCATGGAAAGGATCACAATGAAAGGCGTTGCAGAGTGCTGCGAGATGTTTCGGGCAAACCTTGTTCCGATGAGCCCGAGCAAGTTCTGGAATAATGTTGCACACGGCGAGTATGACGGCTGGGTAGTTCCCCGGGAAGATACCAAACGGCGGCAGGCAACAATCTACATCGACGGTTTTATCGATTATATGCACCGGCGCGGATGCAAGATCGTCCGCCCGTATGAGAACGACAAGGAGGAAATGGAAGAATGAAGGCAAAGCTTTACATCAACAGTGAGGAATCGACCATCAGGATTGAAGGTTGTGCCAATGAGGTTATGAATCTTCTGGTGGATGTGATCGCGCAGATTCTGGAAAGTTATTTTCCGCACAACTTTGAGAAGCAGATGGCGTGGGTGTCCTGGCTTCTCTTCGGCACGATTTGTACCCTGAGCAAGGAAGGAGATAACGATGAAGATTAAATCCCGCGTCTGGTACTGGCTGGCCGCTGCCAGCGGTTCCGCAAGTCTGCTGTACGGCATGGGCATCGAGGGCAGCACACAGACGGGCAGCACCATCTCCGACGGCCAGTTTGCCACGGCCCTGTGCCTGGTGCTGGCAGCGGTGATGTTCCTGCGGCTGGGCTTTGCCGCCCAGGATCGTGAGCAGAACGCCCGCCGTTATGGCCGCGTTGACCGCACCCACGCCCGCACCGAGGAGCCGGAGTACCGGCAGAACCGGAGGGGCGCATGAGCATGATTGTATATGCTTACGCCTACCGCAAGAGCCCTCGGGGCTGCGATGTTAGGCAGTTCACAGACCCGCTCACACCGGATGAATACCCCGGGGAGCCCGCCAGCGTTAAGGCCCAGCACTGGGCAGATGAGAACATCCGGCATTACGAGATGATTCAGGTGCGGGACGCTCTGGGGAACCTGCTGTACGCAAGATAATGCGTTTCGGATTACGCAAACCACAAGATATAGGAGAAATCAGCATGAAAACCAAAATTCTGAAAGTCAAGATCACCTTCCTGGAGCCGGTGCTGGGCACTTGGCCCTCCAACCAGAACGTCGCCCGGGATTTCATTGCCAGCAAGAGCCCGGATGCAGCCACCATCGAGGACGAGGTGGCCGCTCTGGGCGCGGATGCCGTGGCAGACAAGGGTATGACCGTCTTTCCTCGCAACGAGAACGGAGAGCCGGTTCTGTATGATTACCAAATCAAGGGATTCTTCAAGGATTCCTGCGGTATGCTGGCCCGCGTGGGCGGCAAAACAGAAACGGGCAAGAAGCGGGCCGTCAACGAGAGCGGCAAGCTCTCCGCCTACAAGAAGGTCATCGACGGCCTGATCTTCCCGCAGCCCCGCATGATCCCCATCAAGGTCAACGGCAAGATCGGCGACTGCCAGCGCCCCCTGCGTGCCCAGACGGCCCAGGGTGAGCGTGTGAGCCTTGCCAACAGTGAAGAAATCCCGGCAGGCAGCACCTGCGAGTTTGAGATCCTTCTCATGGACGAATCGCTCGAGAATGCGGTTCTGGAGTGGCTGGACTACGGCGTTCTGCGCGGCATCGGCCAGTGGAGAAACAGCGGCAAGGGCCGCTTCACCTTTGACATCATCGACTGAGCAACGGCATTGCATGGATAGGATTTGATCTGCTACGGCAATGATATGATTTGCAAAGGCGCTGGATAGCCTGTAACAGCTTTGCGAAGGCGCGGATATGTGCGCAGAACTCGGCAACGGCATTGTGCTGACAAGTTTGCTCAGCAGGGGCACAGGTAGTCACTGCAGTGCAGCGCGGGGCAAAGGCAAGGCTCAGCTGGAAAGCGCAGCGCAACGGCGTAGATAGGCGTAGATCGCTTGGATCAGACTTGCATCGATAAGCAAAGCAAAGGCAATGCAGGGCCTCGTGTCGAAAAGCGAAGGCAAGGCTGGGCGTGGTGTGGGCGGCAAGGCATCGCAACGGCGTAGAGCAGATACGCGCCGCTCTGCTATGCATCGCAAAGGCATAGCACTTCATGGCTACGGCGATGCGGGGCAAAGAAAAGCTCAGCGATGGCAAAGAAACGCTGAGTTACGAAATGTTTTGCGACGGCTGTGCGGTGCTGCGTGAAGAAGGGCAAGGGCTTGGAAAAGCGGAGTGGAGCGAAGCTTTGCTATGGCATGGATAAGCCAGGCTGACCTTTGCAATGCAAAGGCATAGAATCGCAAAGAAGAGCAAAGGCATGGATGCGCGACGATTCGCTAAGGCATAGATAAGCAAAGAAGCGCAAAGGCGTGGAGTAGAGATGCAGGAAACTGCAAAGGCAAAGCAAAGTATTTTTGAACGAAAGGAGATTTTACAGTAAGTAAAACAGAGCTGCTGTTCCGGGCCGTGGAAGTGCTTTCCACCCCGGCGGCAAAGGCGGTGGCCCGCGGGCTGACCTTATGGATCGGATTCAACGTTCTGGTCGTGGTCTTTCTGGTCTGGCGGGCGTGGAAAAACGGGAGGTGGCGCAAATGAGCATTTTATCCAGAAGAGCCCGCGTGAAGGAGCTCTCCAACAAAGCTGAGGGTATTTTCCAGTACGTTGGAACAGACAATGTGCTGTTCCGGCTTATCAGCACCGGGAACGAACTGACAAGTGATGTGAACCATGCGATTGCACTTTTTACGAATTTTGCCCGATCAAATCAGCTTCCGGATACCGTGACGAGAAGTACGATTGATTCGATCTACCGGCGCGTCGGAAAGCTTCTTTGTCTGGTCGATATCATCCACGCTGTCGCTGGGGAACAAATCATGCCGGAGCCTTATGATTCCATAGACTTTTGTTACATGATGGAGTATCGAGAGATGCTCCATGAAGCAGTGATCAGAGGAATGCCGGACAATTACAAAGGCGTTTACCAGAACCCCTACAGGATCAGGTTGGCAAAGCCTGCAATCGCCTATGAGATCAACGGAAGGTTCGACCCGGACGAGTTTGACGACGGTGAATTTGCATCGTTCACGCAGGAAGAGGAGGCAAGAGACCGTAAGATCGTTTTCCACTGCACAAAATCCGAATTGGACGCAATCATGCGTTTCGCCAATGTTATTGATGTAAAGTTTGTAGAGGAGGACATCCATCATGCCTGAAGAAATCAATAAAACACCCGCCGAGCAGATCGCGCCGATCCCGCCGCAGGAAACCTCGATTGCCGTGCAGGCCGTCAACCCGGCCATGGATTCGTGGAAGCTCGCATGCAGCATGGGAAAAGCCTATGCACAGCTTCCTGACGGTATGGTTCCCCAGAGCTACAAGGGAAACGTTGCCGCCTGCGCGGTTGCCTGCAACATGGCCACCCGAATGGGCATGGATCCGACGTTTGTGATGCAGAACCTTTACGTCATCCGTGGAAATCCTTCGTGGAGTGGCAAGAGCTGCAAGGCCATGATCGATAACAGCGGCCTGTTTGCAGGGCGCACGCACTACCGGATGGAAGGCGAAGAGGGAAAGGATACATGGGGGTGCCGCCTTGTTGGCATCGACAAAGTGACCGGCGAGAAGGTAGAAGGCCCCAAGGTGACCGTTGCAATGGCCAAAAAGAACGGATGGTGGGATAAAAACGGAAGTTTCTGGCCCTCCATGACAGAAATGATGCTGAAATATCGCGCCGCTGCTTATTTTGCCCGCGCTGAATGCCCGGAGGTCTTGATGGGCGCAAATATCGATTATGAGATCGGCGCTGGTGATAGCGCGGAAGATGGAGGATTGACGCATGCTTAACATCGTAGCATTGATGGGCCGCCTGACCTATACCCCGGAGCTGAAGACCACCCAGAACGGCACCAGCGTGTGCAGCTTCAGCATTGCAGTTGACCGTACATATACCCCGAAGGGCGAGGAGCGCAAGGCCGATTTCATCGATATCGTTGCCTGGCGGCAGACGGCAGAGTTTATCTGCAAGTACTTCCAGAAGGGCAGCATGATCGCCATTGACGGCAGCATCCAGACCCGCTCGTATCAGGACAAGCAGGGCAGCAACCGCACGAAAGTGGAGGTTCTGGCAAACAACGTCAGCTTTTGCGGCTCAAAGGCGGCAGACAAGCCCGCTGTGCGCGATTTCGACCAGCAGACGGAAAGTTACACTTCCGAAGCAAAAACCTCTTACAGCGCCCCGCAGGCGGCGCAGAGCTTTTCGCAGGGCTCCGCGGATGATTTTGCAGAGATCACAGACGACGGCGATCTCCCGTTCTGACCTCCCAGCTGTGCTATCTGGCTATACGGGCGTGTAAGGAAGGAGGTGCACCGTGGACGATGAAATCAGGCCGAAAGCGTTGATGATTCCATTCGACAAATTTGTGATTTTGGATATTCTTCCACCTGAGCAGTACAAAAATACCATCACCAAGATGCGGCGGTATGTGGAGCACGGAGAGGAACCGGATGGACTGGAACCTCTGGAGCAGATGGCTTTTGAAGCACTTCGACCGTTCATGGACGAGAATATTAAAACGTATCAACGTTCCGTTTTGTCCCATAGAGAATCCGGCAGTAAAGGTGGCAGACCCAAGAAAACCGAGAAAAACCAAATGGTTATTGCAGAAAACCGAGAGAAACCAAATGGTTTTCCAGAGAAACCGGAAGAAACCAAATGCACACCAAAGTACAAAGGTCAAAGTACAAAGTACAAAGTACAGTCGTCGTCTACTATCGTAGACTCCGACACGCGCGCGGATGCGCGAGACGACTTGACGACGACCATTGTTTTTGAAGAATTCCGGGACCGTATCGGAAAGCTGAGCGAAACAGGCAAGAAAGAGCTGCCCGTTTACGTTGAGCGCCTGGGTGCTGACCTTGTGACCGAGATCATCCGCAAGTGCGAGGATCTGGGCGGCCACAGCTGGGCCTATGTTCGCAAGGCACTGGCAGAAGCCGCCCGGCAGGGCTGCACGTCTGTGGAAGAGTACCGCAAGACAAACCCCATTGGGGCGGCGCGTGACAAACTGGTCACGCGCCCCCCAGAAGATGCAGCAAAAGCCCCCGATTTCCTCAAAAACGCTGCAAATCGCAGGCCTTTGCGCAAGAAAGGAGAGGCGAAGAGTGCCTAAATATCATGCTGTTGTGCTGTGCAGCGGCCCGGTAGGAGACGCGGCCCTGACCTACCGTCTGACCGCCAGCAGCCAGCAGGCCGCAGAATTTCACGCCTGCCAGATGGCGGGCGACCACTACCCGGAGTACCGGGATATCCATGTCAAGAGAACGGAGGTTTTGACACATGGCTGATAAAAAGAAGATTGTCCGGCTGGCCGATGTTGGTGAGCTGGAAAACATCCTGAAAAAAGACCTTGCAGAGGAAGAAGCGAAAGGAAAGGATGCTGACACCCTGTTCTGCGAAGACGTTGCAGGCGAGCTGACAGATCTCGAAAGCCTTCCCACCATCGACCTGGAAAAGATGATTCCCGCATGGCGTAGTCCTGACAAGGACCCGCCGAAGGTTGAAGAAGAAGTGCTGATTCTGTACTGCAATTCGATTGGCGGCTATGGGATTACAACGGCACACTATGAGAACGGTAATGTCTTGTCCCAAAATAGCGCTTTTTACTGGGAAGATCTTTGGAATTGGGGCCTTTACGACGAAGAACAGGACGATTATCGTATCCCGGAAGGCTGGTGGGAGTATCGGCACTTTAATCCGGACGAAGTTTTTAACAACAGGGTTGATTATCCGGTTGTGGGCTGGATGCCCTTGCCTCCGAAGGAGGTTGATCAAAATGGCTGAAAAACGCCTGATCTATGCGGAGGATGTGATTCGGCATCTTGAAAAATGGATTATTGAGGCTGAGAAATGTGAAGCAGCCTCGACATACATTGTGGCAGCCGCGCTGAAGTACGTGCAAAAACTCGTCAATGCGGCACCTACCGCACACCCTAAATGCACCTGCCTGAACTGGCACCCGGCCAGCGAGATCCCGCTGCTGCACCACGAGGTGGACGAGAATAAATGCGAGGGCACTCTTGAGTGCGACGTGAGCGAACAGCTTCTCTTGTACACGGAAGAGGAAGGTTACAAGGTCGGTGTCTACATGAAGGACTGCTACGGCTTTACTGGCTGGTTGAACCCTGACTATGGCGGCACCATCCACCATGTGGTGGAATGGCAGTACCCGCAGAAACCATCAAAGGAGAGAAGCGCATGAAAGTGTTAATTGCCTGTGAGGAATCGCAGGAAGTATGCAAAGCGTTCCGTGCCCGTGGACACGAAGCCTACTCCTGCGATATTCAGGAGCCGTCCGGCGGACACCCTGAGTGGCACATTCTCGGAAATGCGCTCAAGGCTCTGGAGGGGGGGGCAAGTCGTGACGATGGACGGCGTAACGCATGACGTTGGCAAGTGGGACTTGCTCATTGCACACCCGCCCTGCACTTATTTGTCCAATGCAGCGACAAGGTCGTACAGCTTGCGAGTCACACCGGCTGAAAAAGTTGTTTCCAGATGGGCTGAGCGTGTAAAGGCAGCAGTTTTCTTTATGCGGTTTGCATTGGCAGACGTTCCAAAAATTGCAGTTGAGAACCCTGTAGGCATAATGAACACGGTATACAGAAAAGCAGACCAGATCATTCATCCGTACTACTTCGCCGAAAACGAAGAAGACGTTGAAAACTATCACACAAAGCGCACTTGCCTGTGGCTGAAAAACCTTCCGCCTCTCAAACGAAAAAACAGCTTACCTCCGCCAGAGCCTGTATACATCTCAAACGGAAAAAAGCACAAGAAAATTGGATGGTGCGAGGGCATTCGCGGTACGACCCAAGGACAAGAAGGCCGGGCCAAAGCCAGAAGTAAAACTGCACCAGGCATTGCAAAAGCAATGTCAGAACAATGGGGGTGATTGTATGACACAGAAACAGTTTATCAAGCAGCTGATGAGCCGCGGCGTTTCGCATTCGGATGCCTGCGGGCTGGTGGCCTACATGAAAGAGCTTCGCCAGCTGATCGAAAAGCATGAAGACGTTGTGATGCTGGCGGATGCAAACACAATGCAGTTCGTACCGGCAAAGGTCTACTCCTACAAGGAGGCCTTCCAGCGGATGCAGGAAGGGAGAGACATTTTTTGCTGAAAACCATGAAGCTAGTCCTTTACGGCGACCCCCGCACAAAGAAAAACTCCGCCCGCATCCTCAAGGCCCACGCAAACCGCCGCATTGTGGCCCCCAGCGAGGCGTTCATGCAGTATCAGGAAAAGTGCCTGTGGCAGATCAAGCGGCCTTACAACCCCATCACAGCCCGTGTGAACGTGCGGTGTGTGTACTACATGGCCACCCGGCGCAAGGTTGACCTTGCAAACCTCATAGAGGCTACAACTGACATTTTGGTGAAGGCCAAGGTTTTGGCGGACGATAACAGCCAGATCGTGGCCGCCCACGATGGCAGCCGGGTGGATTACGACAAGAAAAACCCCAGGGCAGAAATCTGGATCGAGGAAATGGAGGACGAAAATGGCTGAATATCATGTTGGGTGTGGAGCGTTTGGAGATATCTACGCTGGAACGCTGTCCACGCCACGCAAAGACGGATTGCAGATGTGGCGCAATAAATCAGAGGTGACAAGCGAAGCTGTCAAAGCAGTCATGGGGCATTTCATCACGGAAATGGAACGCTCAGACAAAACGAAGCTCGAAAAGGCGTGGGGCGTTATTGGAAACAAGAAGCTAAAAGTCACTTTTGAGATTTTTGCTAGCAAGGAGGAAAACGATGACCCGCACATGGATACCTGACACCGACACGCCAAAGCCTGACAGCGGCGTGGACTACCGTACCGTCAAAGCATGGTTTCAGCAGTGCAGAGATCTGGCGGAACAGGTCGAGGCCCAAAAACAGAAGATCCAGCGCATCCGGGACACTGCCGAAAAGTGCACCCAGAGCATGAGCGGGATGCCGATGGGCGGTGGAGCTGGTGACAAGGTGGGCTTTGCCGTGGAGAGAATCGACACAGAAGAGCGGAACCTCAAGCAGATGGAGCTTGATCTCTGTGAACTGCGCATCGAAGCTGCCCGGCGGGCCTACTGCCTGAGCGGGTCTGCTCGGTCTGAAAAGCAAGCAAAATGCATCTGCGGCTGGTATATCGACCTGAAGCCCCAAAAGAAGATCGCGGTGGACGTGGGTTTGTCCAGAGACAATTCGGTCTCCACCTACATCCACGAGGGGTTTGATGCTTTGGCAGAAATCTGGGAAGATGTACAAAACGACCATTGAAAGCGCTTTGATTTCTACGCTTTATTTGAATCGTTGTGAAACACATGTGAATCGAAGTATGGTAAAATGATTACAAGCGGAGCCGCGCAAAGCGGTGCGCCGCTTCTCAGCAGCTTCCAAAGTGCGGCCCCGTACGGATTCTCCTTTCGTTCATGCCGCTTAACGCTTTTTCGCTTTGACACCGTGCTTTGCGGGCTGCTTCTATGCGAGGTCTGGGAAGCTCTGTGCTGAATCCGGTAGGTACAGGGAACGGTTCGACTCCGTGATCTCGCACCGAACGCCGCAAAGTCTGTAACGCGGCAAGTCTGACGCATGGAGTGATTCACCACCGGTGTGCGGGTGGGTGTGGGATTCCTGAAATCTTGCCCACGCCCTGAAACCTCCGCCCGTGAACAGCAGCACCGGAAATCCGAGCGGGCCAGCATGCCCCGCAGGATGTGCGTCAACTCAAGCAGCCCCGGCGGCGAACCGTGGGCTGTTTTTATTTGCTATATGGCCGCCTGAGCGCAATGTGGAGCGCGGTGCGTGTGTGTAGGCACGGCTGGTTCGATTCCAAGGGCGGCTTTTTATACTCCGGCAGCTCAAGTGGTAGAGCAGCGGTCTCCAAAACCGCAGGTTGCAGGTTCGAGCCCTGCCTGGAGTGCCAGGCTTTGCATGACCGGGGGCGGCTGTGTAAAGTATAGCGGGGCATCCGGCCGCGAAAGTTCCGGATGCAGCGGCAACGTCTTACTGTCCGGTAAAAACAGATAACGGCGTTGCTGCTTATATGCCGTCATAGCTCAACTGGGAGAGCGCCGCCCATTTAAGGCGGGACAACGCTGGTGACACCACATGGCTTATACAACCCGATACATCCGAGGCACTTAACCACGCCCCGGCGGGGGCCTGTGGGTGCTGGTTCAAATCCAGCTGACGGCTACCGTGATTTTTAGCTTGAAATAGCTTGAGATTTAGCTTGAGCAATTTCGGGCTTTTGTTTTTGTTTGGACAAATGCGGCACAAGCGCAGAAAGGAGAGTACCAAGAATGAGTAAACGCGGTTCTGGTAGTTCCACAAGAGCAAGCGGCGGATTCAAAATTACAAAAAAGGAAAGAGAAACGGCCAAGGAATATATAGACCAAGTCATAAAAAAGCGCTGGGATTCTTTGGACAACGTAAAAATCACAAAAACACATGAAGGCCGTATCGATATTTCCTATGATGCAAAAAAGACCAGAGAGTATTACAGAATGGGCAGAATGAATGCCTATTATGACACAATTGAAACTGTTGCACACAGAGAAAATGTGCTCTTGTTTCAAAATGGAAAGCTTGTCCATATTGATACCGGGTCACTTAATCCAAAAAATGTTTCAACTGAACGAGTGATTAAAACTCGCAAAGAGGGCGGAACAACAAGGCGAAAGAAGAAGTAAGGTTTGGAGGGATGAACCGTGATTTTGCCGATGGAAAACACTGAGAAAACGATTTTTCCCGGCGTAGGAAAGTACGGCATCCCTGCAATCAAGCCCGAAACGGACATCCGAATTGACAAGCTGGAATGGATTCCGGTAAATTACGCCCTGACAGCCAAAGACAAGGCCACAAAGGGCGTGCATTTTTACAAGGACGATTACCAGTTTGAACGGTTCTGGAACAACCCAGACAAGTATATCCCGCTTTTGCAGCAGTTCGGCGCGGTATGTTCGCCGGATTTTTCTCTGTACAGCGATATGCCGCTTGCGGTGCAGCTTTTTATGCACTATAAAAAGCACTGGCTGGCTGCCTACTGGCAAGCCCACGGAATCCATGTGATTCCGACGCTCTGCTGGTGCGGTGAGCAAAGCTATGACTGGTGCTTTGATGGGGAACCGAGAAACGCTATCGTGAGCATTTCCAGCCACGGCACACAGTCTGACCCATACGAAGCGGAATGTTTCGCCAAGCACTGCCGCAAGGCGCTGGAAGTGCTGCAGCCGAGCAGCATCTTGTGGTATGGGAAATGCCCTGATGAATTTGACTGGAACGTTACAAAAATCAAACCATTTCAATACGAAAGGGGGCATTACCGTGAGTAAAAGAGGTTCTGGCAGCTCTGCGAGAGCGGGCGGGGATTCCACAATGAAATCTTTTGGAGGAGGACTCCCTGAACTGCAGGGAACGCCAAAGCAAATTGCTTATGCGCAAGATATCAGAGACGGATGGATCAAGAATACATTCGAGGGATATCAAAAAGAGTATGCAGAGCGACTTCAAAAATTGGAGATCCAGAAAAAATCGGATTCTCCAAGAGATGCACGAAGAAGAGAATTTAACGAGAGAAAAATTCAGACGCTAAAAGCAAACGTCGAAGCCGCAAGAATCGTTCTGAGCGAAGCTAAAAGCGCTCATGCAATTATTCAAGCGAAGAATCGGGTGAATGACGTTACCATGGATGTAAGAGATGCGTTGCTTGAGAAGAGATCAAGGGTAGAAATAAGCAAAATTGTAAGCGACTACGGTTTGAAGTAGTTTCAAACGCGGTGATTTAGGAAGGTGGTGGCGGTGGCCTACAGCAAAAACAAAAGAATAGGCAGACCGCCCGTCTTTGAGAGCAAAGAAGAACTTGAGAAAAAAATCGAAGAATTCTTCAAAAGCTGTGAAGGGAGTGTCCTAGAAGACGAAACCGGAAAGCCTGTTTTGGACAAATACGGAAACGTGATAAAAATCGACGAACGTCCAGAAACTGTCACCGGTCTAGCTTTGGCGTTGGGTTTTAAGTCTCGGCAATCTTTGATTGACTATCAAGGAAAAGCTGAGTTTTCTGACACGATAACGCGCGCGAAACTACGGTGCGAGAAATACGCCGAGGAACGGCTGTTCGATCGGGACGGCACAAACGGCGCACGGTTCAGCTTGCAGGTAAACTTCGGATGGAAGGACAAGCCGGTTGAGAGTGAAGCTATGCAGACCGTTGAGGATGACCCCATCACCAAGAGCTTGAAGGAGGAGTTTAAGAAATGAGCTTCTCCCCAAAGCAAAAACAGATCCTGACCTTCCCGTATGAAAGCGACTACGATGCCCTGATTTGTGACGGTGCGGTACGTTCCGGCAAGACCTCCATCATGTCCCTGTCCTTCGTGCTCTGGATGATGGCAGAATTCAACCACTGCTCTTTCGCCTTTTGCGGCAAGAGCGTGGGTGCGGTGGAACGCAACATCGTTCAGCCGCTTCTGTCCGTCCGGTATTTGCAGCAGCAGTTCCAGATCACCTACAACCGCAGCGGCCACGTTCTCACGGTGCAGCGCGGCAGAAGGGTGAACATGGTGTATCTGTTCGGCGGCAAGGACGAAAGTTCTTACATGCTCATTCAGGGCATCACGCTGGCCGGGGTGCTTCTGGACGAGGTGGCGCTTATGCCCCGCAGCTTTGTGGAGCAGGCGCTGGCCCGATGCTCTGTCACCGGTGCCAAGTTCTGGTTCAACTGCAACCCGGAAAACCCTGAGCATTGGTTTCGCAAGGAGTGGATCTTACAGGCCAAAAAACATCGGGCGCTGCATCTGCACTTCTTGATGGACGATAACCCGTCACTGGATGAGCGCACCCGGGAACGCTACCGCAGCATGTACAGCGGCGTGTTCTATGAACGCTACATTCTGGGCCGCTGGGTGATGGCCGAGGGCCTGATTTACGATATGATGGACACCACCGCCAACACCTACCGCCCGCAGGACGCACCGGTGGGATTCAAGAGCCTTTCCACCCGTACCATTACATGTGACTACGGAACCACCAACCCGACCGTCTACCTCGATGTATACGATGACGGCGAGAAAGTCCGGGTGCATCGGGAATACCGGTGGGACAGCCGCCAGGAGCACAGGCAGAAAACAGATGAAGAGTATGCCGATGACTTCATGGAGTTTATGGGGAAAGACCCCTGCGCCGCCATCGTTGACCCGGCGGCAGCGTCCTTTATCACAGCTCTGCGCCAGCGCGGCGTTTATGTGATGGAAGGAAACAACGACGTGTTGAACGGCATCCGCAAGTGCAGCACGCTCCTTTCCCACCGCGATCTGCTGATCTCCACCGACTGCGAGGGGCTGCTGGATGAACTTGGAACATATCGGTGGGACGATAAAGCCGCCCTCATGGGCGTGGAAAAGCCTATCAAACAGCAGGATCACGGCCCGGATGCCCTGCGCTACTATATCAACTCACTGCCTGATTGGAGGTTTGAACGTGTCCAGACGTAACAAAAACCGCCCCGCCGGGGGCACAGAGAAACCGATGACGGCCACGCTGGACGCATTTTCCAACCCGCTGTTCTCGCTGGGATACGGCTCGCAAAGCCCGCTGGAAGCAACGGAATACCCGCTGACCCGGATGACGGACAATTACGCCCTGCTGAACAGCCTGTACCGCAGCAACTGGGTGGTGCAGAACGTGGTGGGCTTACTCGTGGACGATATGCTGCGAGAGTGGTACGACCTCAAGAGCACCACACCGGAGCAAGGAAAGGCGATCCAGACTGTGGAGCGTTCCACCCGGCTCCGGGACCGTGTGAGCACTGGCCTGAAATGGGGCCGCCTGTACGGCGGTGCCGCCGGGCTTATCCTCATTGACGGGCAGGAGGACCTTTCCCGCCCGCTGGATGCCGAGGCTATTCTTCCCGGAAGCTTCCGGGGGTTGTACATCCTCGACCGCTGGCAGGGAATCAGCCCGGACGCAGGCCTGACCTTTGAGGGCGGGGAGCTTGTCCCGGAGTATTACAGCATCAACGATGCCGCCGGGCACACTGCCGCCCGTGTCCATCACTCCCGCCTTGTGCGGTTCGTGGGCCGGGAGCTTCCCGATCTGGAGCGGCAGGCGGAGCTTTACTGGGGCGAGTCCGAAGTGGAAGCGCTCTATAATGACGTGGTGGCTCACGACAACGTGAGCGCCAACATGGCCGCGCTGACCTTCCAGGCAAACGTCAACACGATGGAGGTAAAGGGACTGGAGCAGCTGCTCTCCATGTCCAGCCCGGATGTGCAGCGGCGTTTCTGGAACACCATGCAGGCCCAGAAGGTCCTGCGCTCCAATTTCGGGATGCAGCTGGTGGAGCAGGGCAACAAGATCAGCAATACCCAGTACACCTTTACAGGCCTGTCTGACGTGTACGAGAGCATGTGCCTGAACCTGTGCGGTGCCTCCCACTACCCCATGACCAAGCTGTTTGGCCGTTCCCCGGCGGGCATGAACGCCACCGGCGAAAGCGACCTGAAGAACTATTACGACTATGTGGACACCCTGCGGGAAAGCAAGCTGCGGCCCATCTTGGACAAGCTGCTCCCGGTGGTAGCCCGCAGCGCAGGCATTGAGCAGCTCGACCTTGATGTAACGTTCCCGCCGCTGTGGACACCCACTGCCAGCGAGACGGCGACGATCGCCAAGGAAAAGACCGATGTCATCATTGCGGCGTTTCAGGCAGGGCTTCTGGATGCGGATGTGGCAATGCGCGAGCTCAAGAAACTAGAGGACGAGACCGGCCTGTTCGGCTCCCTGACCGACGAACTCATTGCCGCAAAGCAGGGCCAGACCTATCAGGACGTGACCGCCCTGCGCGACCCGCTGGCGGGGCTGATGACAGAAAAGACGCAGGAAGACACCGAGGAGGGCGAATAATACATGCCTACCCTTGCACGTGCATCCCCTGAGCGGGAGCTGCAACGCCTGATCCGGCTTTATCTCAAGGCTGAGACCGATATCATCAACGAGATCGGCCGCCTGCGCAGCCTTGGGCTTGTGGACTATCACGCCGTGGCCGCGCTGGAACGGGTGCAGGAGATTCTCCGAAAGCTGGAAACGGATGAATGGGAGTTTGTGCCCCGCATGGTCGAGGCGCAGTTTTATGTCCATCACCCGGAGGCCCGGGCGATTCCCGGCGAGACCGTGGAAAAGCACCTGCGCGGCTACACCAACGCCCAGAGCCTTACCAGCACCCAGACGGATATCGTGCAGAAGCTCACGATGAACCTCATGGGCCAGCTGGTGGACGGAAACCTGACGGTGCTTTCCGCTCTGCAAAGCGCCCTATTGGGCCGGACTGAGCCGGACGTATACCGGCGTATCGGTCTGGAGCAGGTGGCGGCACAGCAGGCTGTGGGAATGGGCGTGAACCAAAGCGTTCCCGCCTTTGTGGATGCTCTGCGCCGGGAGGGCGTGACGGCGTTCACAGACAAGGCGGGACGGAATTGGAGCCTGCATACCTATGCAACGATGGTCTCCCGCACCACGTCTCGGCAGGCTGAAATCCTGTCTGTGGTGACGCAGGACGAGGGGCAGGATCTCTATCAAATCAGCTCCCACGGCACAACATGTGCCCTCTGCGCTCCGTATGAGGGCCGGGTATACAGCAAGAGCGGTAAAGACCCGCACTTCCCTCCGCTTTCGGATGCGTTCGGCAAAGTAGACCCCGCCGGGCCGGATGACCTGACAAACAGCTGGCTGAATATCCACCCGAACTGCCTGCACGCCCTCCGCCCCTGGACACCCGCCGGGCGGACGGAGGAAGAGCTGGAACGGATCAGGCGCTTTTCTGACCCCACAACAAATCCATACAGCCGAGACCCGCGCACCAAGGCACAGATCGAGGCCTACCGCAAAAAGGAGCAGGGCCGCTCCAAGTGGCTGCGGGATTACCGCCAGTGGGAAAATTACCGCACGGCTCTGGGAGACAAGGTGCCCAAGACCTTTGAGACCTTCCAGCGGCACAAGCTGGCAGATGACGAAAAATATCACAAATGGATGAACGCATACAGAAGCGGAGGTGATGCCGATTGATTGCGTACTATGGAAGCAAACTGAGCCCTCACATGACGGAAACGCCGGAGGGCTTTTTGATTTGCCACGATGTCAAAATCGCCCGTACCGGCACGCAGAACTATCTGGCCCGGGAGATCGGGCTGGACGGGATGCCGGAGCGTGTTCTTCAGGTGACACGAAGCGCCGAGGACGTGTTTGACCCGGCGGCAATTGCCAGTTTTGAGGGCAAAGATGTCACCAACACCCATCCCTCGGAGATGATTGTGCAGGAAAATCAGGCCGCCTACTCCAAAGGCCACGCAGAGAATGTTCGCCGAGTGGGTGATTATTTGGTGGCTGACCTGTATTTGAAAGACCCCACACTGATCTCCGAGGTCAAGAACGGGGCCATGCGGGATGTGTCCTGCGGCTATTACTGCCAGTACGAGGCAGACGGTGCAGGATACCGGCAGACCCATATCAGAGGCAATCACATCGCCATCGTGCCCCGTGGGCGCGCTGGCCGTGATGTCGCAATAAAAGATAGCGCCGCCGAACTTCCGGCGGAGAAAGGCAAGGTAAAACACATGAGCAAGAGCAAGAGTTTGCTGTCTCTGTTCGGTCTGGCGGCAAAGAACGCAGCCCCCGAAGAGCTTGACAGCATGGTGGAGACCGCTGCCGCAGCGCTGGATGCAGCACCCGCCGTTCCGGCGCAGGATGCAGCACCCGCCGTTCCGGCGCAGGATGCAGGCCCCGCTAAAGACACAGATCCCACTGACACCCAGAACACTGCTGTTCTGGACGCGCTGAACAACCTTTCCGGCAAGCTGGATCAGCTGATCGCTGCTAACACCAAAAAGGCAGAGGACAAAGAGCCGGAAGACCTGGACAAGGTGATCGCTGAAATGTCCGGCGAAAAGCCTGGCAAGAAGGAAGAGGGCGAGGACGAAAGCGGTTCCACCACCGTTCCTTCCGAGGACGAGTGCGCAAAGCCTGCCGCCAATGACAGCGGTCTGGCCCTGCTGAAGGCCATGCGCCCCATCATCAACGGCATTCAGGACAAGGCCACCCGTGATGCCCTGTCCAAGACCCTGATCGAGCAGGTCAAGGGCACCAGCTCCGTGGATGCCATCGCAAAGGCTGCGCAGGACAGCGCCGCCGCTGCCGCCAGCGCATCCGGTAAGAACCGGTATGAGCAGTTGTGTCAGGCTTCCCAGTCCGCTTACAACGACCGCAATCCCCACATGAAGAAGGAGGGCTAAATTATGTCCCTGAATACTCAGATTATCGGCAAGACCATGCCCCACGGCTTTGCTGGCACTTATGCCCGTCAGCCGGATATGATCGTCAACACCCGCCCCGTTGGCGGCACCGAAAACATTCCTTTTGGCACTGCCCTGAAGTATGACAATGGCAAGGTCATCGTGATGGGCGGCGCAGGCACTACCGCTGCACAGTTCGCAGGCATTGCGGGCAGTGAGGTCAAGAGCGCCCTGGTCTATCCTGACCAGAACGGCGGCAAATACGCCCCCGGCGAGGCCTGCAGCGTGTTCCAGCGCGGCAGCATCAACGTGCTGTGCCAGCGCGGCACCCCGGCTCTGGGCGGTGATGTTTATGTCCGCATTGCCAAGACCGCTGACTATGCCACCGCACTGGTCGGCGGCTTTGAGGCGGAAGCGGACGACAAGACCGCCGGGAACTCCGTCAAACTCACCAACTGCCAGTGGGGCGGCGCGGCTGATGCCAACGGCGTGGCCGAGCTGGTCATCCTCACCCGTGCAAACGCCTGATAGGAGGGCTTAGACTATGGCAAACTTCCAGAACGTCGGCACCACCAATGCCGGCACTTTCACCGTAAACAACGCCGGTGCTGCGCTGCCCGGCGGCACTCCCACCATGGACGCGGCTGCTATCCAGAGCGGCAATGCGTTTCTCACCAGCGAGCTGGAAAAGCGTGACCCGCTGATTCGCAAGCCCCTCACCAGCGTCACCTATCCCCGTGATATCCCCATCGAGGTGGGCGGTGGCTGGGTCGATTACGTCTCCGCCATGTCCGTGGCCTACGGTATGGCAGGCGGCTCCGGCGCTTCTGCCGTCAACGGCGGCGGTTCTAACGGCATCCCTGTGGTGCAGGCCAGCGTGAGCAAGGGCGCATTCAAAGCCCATGTCTTTGCCGCCGCTCTGCGCGTGATGTTCGTGGATATGCAGCGCGCAAACTTCATTGGCCGCAGCCTTGACCAGATGCTGCAGGACGGCATCCGGCTGGCTTATGACAAGCACATGGATCAGAATACCTACATCGGTTTCGACGAGTACGCTACCACCGGCCTTGTCAACAATCCCGATGTCACCAAGACCACTGCCGCAACTTCCGGCACGGCTTCTTCCACCAAGTGGGCGGACAAGACCCCGAAGCAGATTCTCGGTGACATCAACAATGCCATCACTGCCGTGTGGGCTGCCAACGAGTACGACGAGGCCGGTATTCCCAACCACATCCTCATCCCCTACGAACAGTACAGCTACATCACCACCACTATGGTGAGTGACCTTGGCACTGAGACCATCTACGACTTCCTGAAGAAGCACAACGTGGCCGCAAACCACGGCGTGGATCTGGAGATCGCTCCCACCCGCTGGGTCAAAGGCGCTGGTGCTTCCGGCGGCGACCGCATGGTGGTGTACGTCAACAACCGCCGCTTTGTCAAGGCGGACGAGCTGGTGCCCCTGTCCCGCGTGATGAGCGCCCCCAACGTCACCAATGTCTGCTACGACACCGCCTATATGGCAAACGCATCCGAGGTGCAGCTCATGTACCAGACCTCCATGCTGTACGTGGACGGCATCTGATCAGGAGGTGGTAGAAATGGCTTTCGTGCTTTCCAAAGCAAACATCATCCTGCCCAGCGCAGACGGCTCTCAGACCTTCCCGCTCCACCGGGAGCAGCTGGTCGAAGTGCCGGACTGGGCGGCAGAGACGGCCTATTTCAAGGCGCTGGTGGCCGATGGTGACATCGTGCCCACGAACCGCAGTGACAAGGCCGTACAGGATGCCGCAGACAAGCCCGTCCGCAAGAAAAAGACTGCGGACTGGGACAAGCCTGCCGAACCGCAGGAAGACTGAGGAGGCCGCCCATGTGCTGGACGATGAAACCGCAGTTTCAGGGCATTCTTGCACAGGCCGCAAATCTGGGGCAGAGCGTGGGCAATTACACCGCAGAGCAGTTCAAGGCGGAATACCCGCAGTTCTGTGACGCGGACGGCAATTGCCACCTTCCGGATGCGCTGCTGGAAGAGATCGTGAAAATGGCAAACGTCAGCATTCAGCCTGATAAATGGCTGGATAGCTGGCATTATGCCGTGGGTCTTTATGTGGCACACTACGTCACTTTGCAGCTGCGCACCTATGCGGAGAGCACCGCCACCCCGGCGCAGGCGGCAGCGTCCGGCGCTCTGGTGGGTGTGGTGAAGTCTGCCACGCTGGGCGACAGCTCCGTGACCTACGACACCAGCGCCCTGACCGCAGGAACAGAGAACTGGGGCGACCTGAACGCCACCACCTACGGTCAGATGCTGGCAAACCGTGCCCGCTTTATCGGTGCGGCCGGAACTTTTGTGATGTGAGGTGCTCCCATGAACTGGAATGACTGGTATACCGACCTGATGGAGATCAGGCGCACGGAAACCGTGAAGGACGGAAATCTGACCCGCAAGGAACGGAAGGTCGTCCGCTCCGGTGTTCCGTGCCGGGTGTACCGCAGCCAGGACAAGGCCCCGACGATGACCCAGACAGCAGCCAATGTCCAGAAAACGGACAAGCTGGCCTGCGATATCAATGTGGATATCAAGCCCGGTGATGAGCTAGTGATCCACAGAGGGGCGCGGCTGGGGCACACCGTGCAGGAGACCCGGTATTTTGCCGGGGACCCTGACCTGTACTATGAACCCTTCGGGGCGGTGCTGCCCGGGCTGGCCCACCAGGAGATCACACTTCTCAGTCAGGAGCGTGTGAAATGAACCTGCAGGAGTACATCAAGAAGCTGGAGGCGGCGCAGGCCGCTTTGCCCGAAATGCTCGCAGACGTTGCCCGCAATGCCACACTCCGGGCCGTGGAAGCAGCGCAGGATAAGACCCCGCCCACAACGGACAGCCTGAGCGGCACCAATACCCGCACCGGCGAGCTGAAACAGCACTGGGCGACTGACAGTCGAACAGAACCCGAGAAGCAGGCCGGGGAGATCGTCACTGAGCTGAACAACAATAAGGAGTACGCTTCCTACGTCAACGACGGCCACCGGATGGACAAGCATTTCGTGCCGGGTCTGTACGCAAACCCCTATACCGGAATGCTGGAATACGACCCGGGCCGCCGGGGCGAGGTGGGCATGATGGTGGGCACGAAAACGACCTACGTTGAGGGCCTGCACATGTCCGATGCAGGGATTGAGGCATACAAGCACACCGTGAAGGTAGAGGCAGAAAAAGCCGTGAACAAGCTGGGAGAGATGCTGAAATGAATTTCACCATTACAACGCTGGCCCGGTCTCTTGCGGAGTATCTGGCTCCATTCCTGCCCGGCGTGCAGATGTTGGAAGACCCTGCACAGCAAGGCGTAGAGCCGCCCTGCATGTTTATCCAGCAGCGGGGCAGCGATATCAAGCCTTACCCCGGCGGGCGCTGGCTGCGCACCATCCGGCTCGACCTGACCTATCTGCTGGACTATAACCTCACAGACCTGCGCCAGCAATACAACAAAGCCGCTGAGGCGCTAGATTTCTGCATGGAAACGTTTCCTTATTCCGATGGAACGGAAGCGGAAAAGCTCTTGCACGCCTACGAGCGCAGCACGGATATTGACGATGACGGCTTGCATTATAAGTTTGAGCTGCGTGTCTTTGTGGAAAAGCCCGTGGACGCAGTGAAGATGCAGACCCAGACCGTAAACCAGAAGGTAGACCAATGAAACAGGATAATACTACCCAATACAGCCGGGAAGTGCTGCTGAAAGATCCGCGTTTTGCGGGGTATCAGCCGGATTTTCTGGCTGTTGTTTTACACAAACCGTTTTACACCCTCGCAGAGGCTGAGGCCGCTGTGAAAGAATTTTGGAAGGAGTGACACCTATGGCAGCAGGCGGAACCTGGACTGTACAGAACAAGGTGCGGCCCGGCATTTACTTTAAATTTCGCTCCAAGAACCAGCAGAATCTGACCGTTGGCGACCGCGGCAAGGTCACGATCTGCGAACCCATGAGCTGGGGTCCCGTTGGCAAGGTGACGGAGATCGCCGCCGGAGATGACCTGACCCCCTATACCGGTTACGACATCACAGACGCGCACAATCGCTTTGCATCCATGATCTTCAGCGGCTCCAACCGCACCGCAGCACCCACCAAGCTGCTGCTTTACCGCCCGGCCGCTGCGGACAGCGCAAAGGCCACCGGCACGATCGCCCCGCTGACGGCTACTGCAAAATACCCCGGCTCCCGAGGCAACGACATCGTTGTGATCGTCACTGCACTGACGGAACCTGCGGGCAGTTTCCAGGTCTCCACGGTCGTTGACGGTGTGGTGAAGGATCAGCAGACTGGCAAGACCGTTGCAGACCTGACCGGCAATGACTGGGTGGATTTCAGCGGCACAGGCACTCTGGCCGCAAATGTCGGCACCCAGCTTTCCGGCGGCAAGGACGGCGAGGTGAACTCTGCCGCATACAGCACCTACCTGACGAACATTGAGCCCTACAACTTCGATTCCATGCTGTACGACGGCGAGGATGCCACCGTAAAGACCGCGATGGAGACCTTTATCAAGCGCGTGAACACTGAAGTGGGCCGCTTCTCTCAGCTGGTGGAAGCAAATGCCACCAACCCTGACACCCGCTTTATCGTCAACGTGTGTAGCGGTCTGGTGATGAACGATGGCACCACCCTGACCCCGAAGGAAGCCGTCTGGTGGGTCGGCGGTGCGCTTTCCGGCGCGACCTACGCCAACGACCTGACGAATGCCGCCGTTCCCAACGCGGTGGACGTTTCCCCCAAGATGACCCACAGCCAGTATGTGGATGCCATCAATGCGGGAAAGTTCGTGTTCAACGCCGATGACGGCACCGTCCGGGTGGAGTATGACATCAACTCTCTGGTCACCTATACCAGCGAGATCGGCGAGGTGTACCGCTACAACCGCACCATGCGGCTGTGCAACACCATTGCCAACGATCTGTATAAGCAGTTCGCCCAGAGCTATGTGGGCATTGTGGACAACACCGAGGACGGCCGCCGCCAGTACAAGAGCGCCATCGTCAAGTACCTGGATCAGATCCAGGCATCCGGCGGAATCCAGAACTTTGACGGCGAGACCGATGTTATCGTGGAAGCGGGCGAGGCAAAGGATGCCGTGCTCATCACTCTGGCCATCGAGGCCGTGGGCAGCACCAACAAAATCTATATCACTCTGGATGTGGCGTAAGGAGGAACAAAGATGAGTTATTTAATGGCTCAGGACACCCTGAACGGTGCGGAGGGCAAGATCACCATCACCCGGAACGGCCGCATTCTGGAAGCCGCAGGCATGCGGAACATCAAGACCATCGCGGGCATTCAGACTTCGGACATGAAGACCATCGGAACCCGAAAGGTTCAGAAAAAGGCAAACGGTGTCACTCAGACCGGCACCGGCAACGTCTATTTCGGCTCCAACGGCTCCAACCTGTTCACCGATATGGTGCTGAACTACATCGAGAACGGCGTGCAGGACATGTTTGACATCACCATCACCAACCAGGACCCCACGTCCAGCGTGGGCGCGCAGGTAATGGGCTACTATGGCTGTGTGCTGACCGGCGATATCCCGCTGTCTATTCTGGACGACGAGGAGGCCATGTTGAGCTACGATTTCAATTTCAGCTATACCAGCGTCAAGCGTCTGGAAGCATTCAAAGACCCTGCCAATCTGGGCAGCAACTGATTTTAGGAGGTATTTTTTATGAGCGCACTTTCTGCATTCCTGCATCCCGCTGTGACCCGTGAGGAAAAGGAAGTCATCATCTCCAAGCGCTTTCTGGGTGAGGACGGCAAACCTGTCCCCTTTAAGATCCGCTCCCTGACCCAGGAGGAGAACGCTGCCATCATCAAGGCAGCCACCCGGCAGAAAAAGGTGGACGGACAGTGGCAGGATTCCATTGATGCCAACGAGCTGAGCGCCCGCACTATCGTGGAAGCTACTGTTTTTCCGGATTTCCGCAGCGCGGAGCTGTGTGAGAAATACGGCACCAAAGACCCGGTTCAGGTTCCCGGCAAGATGCTTCTGGCTGGCGAGTTTGGCCGCCTGATCGATGCCGTGAGCAAGCTCTCCGGCTTTGACAAGAGCCTGGACGAAGAGGCAAAAAACTGATCTCCGGGGGCAGCTGGGATATCGACGTGCTGGTGGCATACTACTGCTTCGATAACCTCAGCTGGCCCCCGGGCAAGTACGATGCCCTGCCGGTGCGTGAAAAGGCACTGGTGAGGGCATTTGCTTTGCGCTCCATGGAAAAGCGCAGAGAGGAGACCCAGCGAATGAAGGAGGCGGGACGAAATGGCTAAAATTCAGGAAACGCTTGTCCTTCAGGATCGGTTTTCCTCAACATTTTCGAGCTATCTAAAATACGCTCAAAAAGCAGCGGTAGCAACTGGCGTTCTGAGAACCTCTGCCAATGGAGATTTTTCTAAGGTCGTGGACGCTATTGTGAACGTGAACAGTTCTCTGGCAGATATGGCGAGGGCGCAAACTGATGTAGCTAAATCTATGCAAGAGCAAAAAGACACTCTGGGAGAGCTTGCATCCGCAGCTACAAAGGCGGCAGAAGCCGCACAGAAGGCTACCACAGCAAACAGAGATCACAAAAAGAGCACGGATGAAGCAAAAAAATCAGCGGATCAGCTGACGCAAAGTCTGAAAAGCCTTGTTGCGTCCTATGTCAGCATTCAGGGCTTGAAAAAGGCCGCTGACCTGTCTGACAGTCTGGTCTCCATGCGTGCCCGGCTTGATCGAATGAACGACGGCCTGCAGACCACGCAGGAGCTGGAAACAATGATCTACCAGTCGGCCCAGCGTTCCAGGGGCAGCTTCACCGATACGATGGGGCTGGTCTCCCAGCTGGGCACAATGGCCGGTGATGCGTTCAACAGCTCCAAGGAGATCGTGCAGTTCGCAGAGCAGCTGAACAAGCAGCTGGCCCTTTCCGGCGCGTCCGGTTCGTCTGCGCAGGCCGCGATCCTCCAGCTGGAACAGGGACTTGCATCTGGCGTGCTGCGCGGCGATGAGCTGAACAGCGTGATGGAGCAGGCTCCTGCCCTCGCAAAGTCCATTGCAGACTATATGAAAGTCAGCGTGGGCCAGCTGCGCGAGATGGGCTCTCAGGGACAGATCACTGCTGACATTGTGAAAAACGCACTGTTTGCGGCGGCCAAGGACACGAACGCGGAGTTTGAAAAGACCCCCATGACCTGGGCACAGGTCTGGACGGTGGCAAGCAATACCGCCGTCCGGGCGCTTGACCCGCTTCTGACGGCCATCAACTGGGTGGCAAACAATCTAGATATTGCAATTCCTCTGGTAGTCAGCCTGGGCGCGGCGTTCGGCGTGCTCCTGATCGCCGCCAACTGGACAAACATCCTCGCAACCTCCACAAAAACAGCCGCATCCATGCAGGCATTCTATAACGCTGTTATGGCGGCGAATCCCATCGCCCTGACTGCTGCGGCAGTTCTGGTGCTGGTGGCTGCTCTGTATGGCGGCGTGGCAGCATTCAACAAGCTGACCGGTTCCAGCATTTCGGCCACGGGCATCATCACCGGAGCTTTTACAACAATGGGGGCATTCATCCTCAACGGTACATTGGTCCCGCTGCACAATGGCTTTGCCGCATTTGTGAACTTTCTGGGTAATGCGTTCAATGACCCAATCACAGCAATTGATGTTCTCTTTTATGATATGTCCATTACCATCCTGAAGTACGTCCAGAACGTAGCGCAGGGTTTGGAAGGCCTTATCAACATGATTCCGGGCGTGGAAGTGAACATGACATCCGGAATCGATAAGCTCATCGGAAAGCTGGAATATGGCCGGAACTGGACCATAAAACAGAACGGATACAAAGAGTATATCAAGCCGTGGGAGAACTTCGACCTGGGCAAGTCCTATAAATCCGGTTATAACTGGGGCGCGAACCTCGGAAAATCCGGCCTTATGGGCACCGGCACGGGAGAGCTGGAAATTCCGCAGGCGGCAGACGTGAAAGACCTGCTGGGCAACATCGACAAGAACACCGGCAAGATCGCAAAGACCGTTGACCTGTCCGATGAGCAGATCAAGATGCTGGTGGATGTGGCAGAGCGCAAGTACGTCAACAACGTCAACCTGACAAGCCAGACCCCCATGATCACCGTGCAGGGCCAGAACACCGGCAACACCGAAAAGGATGCCCGAAATCTGGCAGACACCCTGCGGGACGTTCTGGTGGATCTGATGAACGCAGGCAGCACCGTCACCGTGCAGTAAGGAGAAAGAGATGTCCCTGTACAAACTTTACTTTTCCAGCGGCGCAACGGTGATCGCTCTGCCCATCAACCCGGAAAAGCTGCCGGAGACCATCTCTGCCGACAACGGAACTTATAACGTGTTGGGCCTTGGCCCTATCATGCAGCCCCGCACGCCGAACCTGCGCACCGTGTCCATTTCGGGCCTGCTGCCCGGGCGGCGGCTGCCTGGCCAGACCGGCATTCATCTTCCCCCGGCGGTGTATATGGCATTCTTCACCACCGCCATGAAGAAAAAGTCCCCCATCGTCTACACGCCCGTCCGGTTCTATGAGAACGGCGTACCGTTCTTGGGGCCGAGTCTGGGCTTTCGGTGCCTCGTTACCAGCTTCAAGGCAGAGGAGCGCGGCGCGGAGACGGGGGATTTCTACTTTGACCTGAGCCTGACCGAGTACAAGGATTACTCCCCACAGAGGGCTGTTGTGCAGGGCGCTGGCCAGACCGGAACCTTTTCCCCGGCCAGCATCGTCTCTGAAGTGGCCAGCGTGGCCGCACGGGCTGTTTCGGCAGTCACAGCGGTAAACGCTGCGGCAGATGCGGCGGGCTCTGTAAAGCTCTCTCTGACCCCCACCAGAAGCACCCCTGCAGACAAGCTCGTTGTGGGGGCCAGACGGAAAGCCACCGGGAAGGTCTACAGCACCGGCAGCGGGGAGGAAGTTCTGACCAGCATCCACGGCCAGATCGTTGTGGTGCGGCGCATCATCGACCGCGCCCGGCCCTGCCCAGTCTGTGTGGCAGACACCGGCGGCACTGTGCTGGGTTGGATGCCGGAGAACAGCCTGCAGGAGGTGGAAGGATGACCTATGAGCTTTTGGCCGCTCAGAAAGCCACCGGAAACACCCTGAACCTGACCAACAGCACCACGCAGGTGGTCTGGTCTACCCAGCGCACCGGTCAGCCGGGCAAGCTGACCTTTACCTATCTTCGCACCCCGGAATCCAAGCTGGAAGAGGGTGACGTGATCCGCTTTTCTGTAAATGGTCAGCTGCAGTTTTACGGTTGGGTGTTTACCCGTGGCTTTGACCGCTGGGGGCCGGTGGACGTGGTCTGCTATGACCGCATCCGGTATCTCAAGGCCAATGCCAGCTACTCCTTCTACGGCCAGAGCGCCGGGGACATCATCAAGCAGATCGCGGAGGACTTTGAGCTGGACGTGGGCGAGCTGGCCGACACCGGCTATAAGCTCCCTTCCCTCATCATGCAGGACAAAAGCTGCATCGACATCATCAACACCGCGGTACAAAAGACCCTGCTCAACACCGGCAAGGTCTATGTGTTTTACGATTCCGGTGACGGACTGGCCCTCAAAGAGGCCAACGACCTGAAAACCGATATCGTCATCGGTGATTACAGCCTGATGACGAATTACACCTTCGATTCCTCCATCGACACCCAGACCTACAACAGCATCAAGCTGGCCCGGCCCAATCAGAAGACGGGAAAGGCGGATGTTTTCGTGATGAAGGATTCGGAACACATCGGGAAGTGGGGGCTTTTGCAGCTGTACCAGACCGTGGACGAGGCCGCCAACGACGCTCAGGTAAAGGAACAGGCGAAAGTGAGCCTGGAGTATTACAACCGGGTATTGCAGCAGCTCAAGCTCTCTTCTCTGGGCGTTCCGGGCCTGCGGGCCGGGGCGCTGATCCTGGTGAACCTGTCCGATCTGGACGGCGAACCGTTTAAACAGTATGTCATGCTGGAAAAGGTGGAACACACCTTCAAAAATGACGAGCACACCATGGAACTGGAAGCAAAAGCACTGTAAGGAGGGAAAAGCGTGGATTTACTGGGAGTATTGCAGGAGATCAACCGGCAGACCAACGATGCCGGGCAGCCCACAGACCTGCAGATCGGAACAGTGACAAAGGCCCCGCCGGATGATGATGAGCTGGAGATCCAGATCAGTGAAGCAATGGCCCCGCTGAAACAGGCCGTGCTCTATCTGGCAGAGCCTGTCATTGAAAAGAAAATTCCCATCCTGCGCCACCGGCACGAGATCAAGATCCTGCTGCACAAGCACGCAACACCGTCCGGCCCCAGCGAGGACGCATTCACGGCTCCGCCCTACTTCACGGAGTGGTCGGCCCTGCCGGATGGATTTGATGCAAAAGTGCAGGCAGAAAATTTTGTGGGCTGGGAAAACGGCGCTGCGCTGCCTTTGAGCAAGGACAAAAAATACATCATCCTGAACCCGGCCCTGAAAGCCGGGGACAAAGTGCTGCTCCTCCGCGTTCAGAGCGGCCAGAAGTTCATTGTTCTTTCCCGAGTATACGGAGGTGAATCGTAATGGCTACGCTTCCTACAGGCGCGTCCATCGACCTTTCCGGCGGCGTGGAGTACGTTTCTCAGCCGTCCAGAACTTGGTTTATTGACCAGACATCTGGCCGTATCGTCGGGGAATGCGATGGGTACGAGGCTGTAAAACAGGCCGTCACCATCATTCTGAACGTGGAACGTTATCGCTGGCAGATCTTCCGCTCTTACAGTGGCATGGAGTGGGAGGGGCTGCTGGGGCAAGACCCGGGCTATGTGGCTGCCGAACTGCAGCGCCGCCTGGAAGAGGCTTTGACCGTGGACGACCGGGTGACCGGCGTGAAGAACTTCTCTTACACGGTGCAGGGACAGACCCTGACAGCATCCTTTACTGTCTCCACGATCTACGGCGAAATGCAGGCAAGCACGGAGGTGAACACCGCAGCATGATCGATTTTTCTACCGCACAGTACCGGGCTATTCTGGACTATATGCTGTCTCAGATCCCGGACGACTACGACAAGCGGGACACAAGCCCCATCCCAACGGCTCTTTCTCCCGCCGCCTATGTCTTTGAGGGGTTCTTCCTTTCCCTGAACATGGTGCAGCGGCAGGCGTTTTTCCAGACAGCCACTGGCAGAGCGCTGGATCTGCTGGCCCCCATCGCCAGCGTTACCCGCAAGCAGGCCACGGCGGCGGTGCGAAAAGGCGAGTTTAATATTGATATCCCGCTGGGCAGCCGGTTCTCTACCATCAACGGCGCGGACAGTATCAATTTTATTGCGCTGTCCGCCCTGGGTTCCGGGCACACCTACCGCCTTCTGGCCGAAACGCCCGGCACCATCGGCAACGACTACACCGGCCCTATCCTACCCATCGACACCATTCAGGGTCTGACCTCTGCCCGGATCTCGGATATCCTGACACCCGGAGACGAGACCGAGACCGATGACGAATTCCGCGCCCGCATGGAGGCGGCGCTGAACAGCCGCTCCTTTGGCGGCAATGTGGCGCAGTACAAGGAGGAAATCGAGAAGCTGGACGGCGTGGGCGCTGTGCAGGTATACCCGACATGGAGAGGCGGCGGCACGGTGCTCTGCTCCGTTCTGGGTGCGGACTGGCTGCCTGCATCCACCGACCTTGTGCAGACCATTCAGAACGCCATCGACCCGGTGCCGAACTCCGGGCAGGGACTTGGTCTTGCGCCCATCGGTGCAAAGGCAACGATCACGGCCCCGGAGAAGCTGGAAGTTTCGGTCACCGCATCGGTGACGCTCCTGCCCAGCTACTCGCTGGATACAGTTCGCACCGCGGTACGGGAGGCGCTGGAGGCATATCTGCTCAATGTACGGAAAAGCTGGGCGACCAATATCAGCAAAACCAGCATTGAATACAGCGCCAACGTCTACACGGCCCGCGTATCTGCGGCCATCATCACGGCAGAGGGCGTGGTAAACGTGACAAACGTCCAGCTGAACGGAGCAGCGGACGATTTGATTCTGACAGAAACCGGCGCACAGCAGCAGGTTCCTGTGGTTGGGACGGTGACGCTGCATGAAGCTTGATCTTTCGCACGACCTGCTGCCGCTGCTGCCGCCCATCTACCGGGAAGTGCAGGACTATCAGCAGATCTGCACTGCTGAAAAAGCGGAATTTGACCTGCTGGCCAACTCTGTGGAAGGAATCCAAAGCAACTTCTTTTTCCAGACCATGGACGAGGATTCCGTTGCACAGTGGGAAAAGGTGTTTCACATCGTGGCTGTCCCGGAAAAGGAATCTCTGGAGTTCCGCAGGCAGCGTGTAATGACCCGCATTGCGACCCGCCCGCCCTACACACTAGGTTTTCTGTATCAGAAGCTGGATGAACTAATTGGCGCTGGTGAATGGACGTGCTCCATCACATACCCGCTCTACGAGCTGAGGCTTGCGACAAGCGCAAAGAACCAGTCGTACTACGACGAGGTGACGCACCTGATCAACCAGGTCAAACCCGCTCACATCGTCTTTATCAGTATGCCGTACCTCAAGACCGGGATCCTGATCACAGAGCAGGTCGATGTGCAGAAATACAATTATCAGTATCGGCTGGGCGGCTGGGCCCTTGGGAAAAAGCCGTTTGCCGAGCTCGGAGGATGGACGACCGCAAAGGCTGCTGCATCGCCGACATTGACGCGGACGCTTCTTCTGGACGTGGCCCACAAGGCGGCAGAGCTTGCCACGACGGCACGGCTCAACCGCGCAACGACCGTGAAGCCGCTGAAAAGCGTCATTGCATCTGCGACACTGCAGGTGGGTTCTGAAACGGTGATGATCGCGGGTGAGAACCTGAAGCTGGAAGCATCCATTGAACCGGAGGCAGGTAATTCGACCGTCAACCACTATGAGCTCCTGAACGATGCGGGAGAAACGCTGTACGCATCGGACTGCTATTTCGGCATTACCGAAAAAACAGACGTGGACGTGAATCTCTCTATTCTGGAGGGCGCGGACACCGTGCTGGCAAACGGAAGCCAGTATCACTATCTTCTGGGCATCTGGCTTTTGGGCAAGGATGCCTTTGCGTCACCGGGACAAAATTATTTTGTCCCGGTGACGGCCACCGCGCCCGCTTCTGCATCTGTGACCCCGCTGTTTCTGGCAAGCCTTGCCTCGTACCTGGCGGATCACATCAACATGGTGCAGCTGAATGGTGATTATACCGTTCCGAACCTCGAAAAGAGCCTTTCCCGTGCGACAGTCACGCTGCAGTATGAACTTCTGCCATCGGAAAAGATCACAAAAGTCTCTGCCATCTCCGCACAAGATGCGTTCGGAGCCGCCCTCACACAGGACGATGTCAGCATCGAAACCACGTCCAGAACAAAGTTCAAACACACCATTATCTTCAAGGAGGGAACATTACTTTATGGCGGATGATATCCTGAAAAACATTCCTCTTCCCGCTGATCTCCCGGAAAATTGGACATCCGGTCAGATCATCGCCCCGACCGGCGCAGAAGCTGGCCTGGATGACCAGCACGGGTACAATTACCTGATGATGCAGGTCAACAACGCACAGAAGGCATTGAAAGCTCTCGCCGCCCAGCGAGAAGAAGACCTCGCCAGAATCAAATTCTGGGCCAGCAACGACCCCACATCCCCGGCAAGCTTTATCGGCGGCACATGGGAACGAATAGAGGGCAAATTTATCATGGGCGCAAGTGATACCTACCCGGCAGGAAGTACGGGAGGTAGCTCGACGCATCATCTTACACAAAGTGAAATTCCAAATTACCTTTTGATATCCAACGTGATGCATAGTACTGGCACATATGTTGGTGGATGGGGCGCGCCTATTCGGCAAAATGATAGTGGCTATATAGCGGCAGAATATCAGTTGGAAACAAAAGGCGGCAATCAACCCATGGACATCCTCAACCCCTACTACTCCGCGTACATCTGGCGGCGTGTCGCCTGAAAGGAGACCTTATGAAAATCATCGACAGCAACGGCGTAGAAATCGCCAACCCCGACCTGACGAAAGGCTACCTCAAGCCCGAGACCCAGACCGTCCACCACGATGCTGTGGCGGGCGTGGAAGAGGTTAGCCACTATGAGACCATCCGTGAATATCCAAACGGGGGAAAAGACGTAAAGAAAGTCGTGGATGTCAAAGCTGTTCCGGCTCAGGAAGCCTATGACGAAGAGGTGGAAGTACAGCGGTATGTGCTGTACACCGCCGAAGAGCTGGCCGCACAGGCTGAAGCCAAGAAAAAGGCAGAAGAAGCCGCTGCCGCCGAAGCGAAGAAAAAGGCAGAGCTGGAAGCCGTGCCGGGGCGTATAGACGCTCTGGAAGCGGCAAACAACGATATGATCCTGATGATGGCTGATTTTATTGGAGGTTAAAACTATGAAGACTTTGAACGCATTAAAGCTCCGCATCATGGTGCGGGCATTCCGCATCCGGCTGACTGCTGGCGAGACCTTCGAAGATATCGCCGCCGACTACCCGGCCCTGACCACCGACGACCTGGAAGCCATTAAAGAAGCCCTTGGGCAGTAAGGCGGCGCGGAATGAAAGCACTTTTCGATTTTATCTCCAAGCTTCTGGCGGCCCTCTCCCACGCTGCCGGTGACAGCGCCGACAAGGAAGAGCCTGCCCCTGCACCGGACGTGCCCACTGTGGACACCGTGACCGGGTGGGCAGGTGAACCGCCCTACCGATACATTGACGTGAGCCGGTATCAGGGCGAAATCGATTGGGCACAGGTGGCAGCGGCGGGCTACAAGGGGGCCATGCTCAAGACCGTGTCCACTAACCACAAGCTCTCCAAACGGGCAGACGGCCTGTACATTGACCCGACCTTTGAGACCAACTACCGCAACGCCCGGGCTGCTGGGCTGGATGTGGGTGTCTACTACTACACCTACGCCACCAGCGAAGCGATGGCCGATGCAGAGCTTGCCCTTGTGCGGCAGGCGGTCTACGGCAAGGAGCTTACCATGCCCCTCGCGGTGGACGTGGAGGAAAATAAGCTCAAGCCCATGAGCACCCTCGACCTCACCAATCTCACCGCCTACGCGCTGGAGCAGGTGGAAAAGATGGGCTTTTATGCCCAACTCTATACCTACACCGGCTACAAATACGAGCTGGATATGGCCAGGCTGTCCTCCCGGTGGGACGTATGGCTTGCTGACTACACCGGCAAAACCCCGAAAGTTAGTTTTAAGTACACCGCTCACCAGCACACCAGCAAGGGCCGCGTGCCGGGCATCTCCCGCAACGTAGACCTCAACGTGACCACCTTCAACTACCCGAAAATCATCAAGACAAAGGGGCTGACCCGGCTCCGGGAGGTATAAGCCCATGTGGGAGTTTATCCTGAAGCACATCGGAGAACTCATTTTTACCGGCATCACCGGCGCTCTGGCCGCTGCCTATCGTGGTCTGTCAAAGCGTATCAAGGCGCAGGAAGAGGAGCGCAAGGCCGTGAAAGAGGGCCTGCTGGCTATCATGCACGACCGCCTGTACCAGTCCTGCACCTTCTACATCGAGCAGGGCAGCATTGACACTGGTGGCTTGAAAAACCTCGAATATCTTTACAAAAGCTATCACGCATTGGGCGGCAACGGAACCGGCACGGAGCTGTATAACCGGGCCAAAGCCCTGCCCATCTGTGGCTGAAAGGAGTGACAACACATGGAAGCAATCCGTAATATCCTGAGCGCCGTCCCGGGCCCGGTGGCCCTGGCTCTGATGCTGGGCGGCTTTATCTTCTACGCCCTGGGCTGCATCCGGCTGGGCTATGGTGCGGCTGTCAAGGGCACTGTGCTTGACTTGATCGAGCAGGCAGAGCACGAGATTCAGGGCACCAAGAGAGGCGCAGAACGTAAGGCGTGGGTGGCGCAGATGCTCCGCACGGCCCTTAGCGCCAGCAGGTGGGGTAGATTCATCTCGTGGGCCATCACCGATGAGACCATTGGCACCATTATCCAGTTTTTCTTTGACCGCATGAAGGCGGCATTGCAAAAGCAGTAAGGAGGATATCATGGAAAGCACTGCATACGAGCATTTTGTTGGTGCCAACAAAATGTACGCCATACAAAGACGTTTTCGTTACTTTACGAAAACATTCTGCGATTTTGTTAAGGTCAACAAAATCGACCATCTCGGTAACGTCACCGTAATGGTGCGCAACGCCGGACAGCTGCCGCAGCCTTTCTGGCTCGGTGCTACCTGTGGCGGCGGCTCGTGTGGTGCTGCCCGCTGCGCTGCAAGGACTTG